GATGCGCCTGACCGTCGTCGTCCAAATCGACGTTGATCGCCCGCGCCAGATCGCGGTCACTAAGACGCTCGGCCTTAACAGTGTTCTTCAGACCGTCGAACCGGGAGAAGACTACGCTCTCCGGTTGGCCCTGAGGTTCAGGTGGCGGCATTGCTGGCATTGTGGACTTCTTTCAACTTGCTCTCTGCGACGGACAGGCGCTCTCGTAGGTCTTTCACTTCCATGATCAGATCGTTAATCCGGCGCTCGTACCCATCCATGAGCGTCCTGAACCGTTCGGTGAGCGTGTTCATCTGGGCTTGGTCGTAGGTGAGTTGCACCGCCTCGTGGTCGCCCTCACGCTTTATCGCGTCGCCGCGAGCGCGGGACCAGTCTGAAATTCGTGCGCCCAAGAACCCTACCAGCAGCCCGACAACCGGAATGGCAACATCCTTCACCCATGCAAATTCTTCCGCCATTCCGATCCCTCACACGTTGTTTGCTTTATTCGCCTCTATCTGGATGCTCCCCTGCGTCGCCGCCTGCAATGATCCTACACCGAATATCATCCAGTCAACGTTACCATATTTTGCATTCGATGTATCCCATGTACCGATCCAATCGTCACTCACGCTGTTAAACGTCATCGGCACTTGAACGTTCTGAGTTACGCCTGAGATATCGTTGTAATTCAGCGCCAAGGTCACAGTGCTAGGCTGTGTATTCGTGCCGTCAGCGGCAACAAACGTCGCGGTCGCCACAAGCAAGTTCTTACGGATAAAGACCGTCATTTGTGCTCTCCTACGACGTAAACCCTACGATCACAGAACCTTGCGCTTTTGTATTTGTGGTTACGCTGCCTTGGGGTTTGATCTTCGCATCCAACGCCGCCGCAACGCCTGTGGTCACACCGATTTTACCGCTCACTACCCACGTAACAGAGACCGTCCCCGCTTGCCAGCTATACGTTTCATTGCTAGGAAAACCGAACACGTTCGCCACGCCCGCCGACAGGCCGGTCATTTGGGCGATGCTGGTCCACGGCGCGAACACCGCCGAGACGCCCGCCGACAGGCCAACGCCCATCTGGTTCGAAGCGCTCGCCCCGCGCGCTATTGCCGCACCGCTTGCTCGCGCTTGCGCAAACCGGAGCACCCGGAAGCCTGCCGAGACCGAGGCTGCGCCAGCGCTCGACGCCGTGGCGTTGGCGATCCCTTGGATGCGCCCAGAGACGACCGAGAGCCCGGTAGCGCCCGCCCCACTCGCCGCGAGGGCGGCGCTTGCGCCCGACACACAGGATTGCCCCGTCGTGCCGACGCTGTAGCCGTGGATATAGGTCGCCCGAAACACGGCGACCCCGTAACCCCAGGCCCGGAACGTCGCGGCGAACGGCACCAGAGAGCTACCCAGGACGCCCGACTGACCTCGCGCCGCACCTACCGACGCCCACGAGGCTGTGCCAACGCCTGAGACTGAAGCCGCGCCAGCGGCGCTCCCCTGCCCGCCTATCGCCGCCATGCCCGCGCCCGAGACCGTCGCCGCGCCCGTTGCGCTTGCGCCCTGCGCCACGGTCTCGACGCCGCCGCCCGTGACGTGCGCGATACCGTAAACATTGCCGGTCGCGGCTGCTGACCCAAAGCCGCTACCCAGCGCTTGTGCGTACCCTGATGCTGTGCCGACGCTCGCCGCCGAGGATGCGCTTACGCCCGAGACTGTGGCCGCGCCCGCCGCGCTCACCACGAGGAAATAGCCGCCGAAGCCAACGCCCGCGACCGTAGCCGCGCCGCCCGCGTAGGCTGGCGACTGCCAGTACACAGGTGTTTGATACGTCAGAGTACCCATGAACGGCACGGCTGCGAAGGCCATATCGCCGAATGTGGACGTGATGGTGGTCGAGGGCGTCATCGGCGCGGCGATGGTCGCGGAAGAACCCACCGCGCTCGCCACAGCGTGGAACAGTGACGCACCCGCGCCCGAGACCGTGGACGTACCTACTGCGGCGCTCGTGGTTATGGGGTGAGCTACAACGCTGGATACGCCTGACGCCGCGCCGACGCCAAACGCATGGTTGGTGCCCGCGCCCGCGACCGTGGATGATCCCGAAGCAGCGCCTACCGCTCGAAGCAACGCAGCGGAATACCCGAGCACGGTTGCCGCACCAGCAGCGTTCGCCTCAGGATCAAATATCGCGCTCCCGCCTGCGTTGGTTGTCACTACACCCGTTGCGCTCGCCACCGCCTGCCGCGCCGTCACTGAGTAGCCCACGACGATGGCGCTGCTGGCCGAGCGCGCCGCGACCTGAAACACGGCCAATGTCGGATCAAAGATGGACGATCCCGCCGCGCTCGCCACGGCCTGAATGAGCGCTGTGATCCCGCCTGTCACCGTCGCGTTACCAGAAGCGCTCGCCACGCCGGTCTGCGCGCCCGTGCCGTAAGCCATCACCGTGCCGAAACTGGCGGTGTGCGCTACGGCTTGGTTGAGAGCTTGCTCCCACCATCCAAGACTGGCCGTACCCGCTGCGCTCGCCGTGGCTCGCACCGCCGCGACGCCGCCGCCTGAAGCGCTCGATGCGCCCGCTGCGCTCGCTGCGGCTCTCGCCACAGACTGCGTGAAGCCCTGCACGTTGGCGAAGCCGACCGCGCTAGCCGTGGCCTTTATCAGAGACGCGCCGCCACCCAGCACTGTGGCTACGCCGACCGCACCGTCGATAGTCTCCCCGAGCCCCTGACCGATGCCGAACACCGCCGCTGCGCCCGCCGACAGGCCGGTCGTGGACGCATACGACATGACGCTTGCGCTGGCGACGGGGCCGCTGGCGATGGGGCCGCTGGCCAATGGACCTGTGTTGAGGCTCAACGCATACGACATGACGCTTCCGCTGGCGAAGCCGACCGCGCCGCCGGAAGCGCTGGCCGTCGCCAAACCCTTCAGCGCGGAAAAGCCCGTGGGCGGCGTGTATGCGAACGTCGCGAAGCCCGCCGTGAACGTCGCACCGTACACGCCGCTCACGGTAGGGTATAGTGTAAGTCCGCTGCCTACGTACACACCACCCGCGCCGGTCACTGGATTGGCTGTCGTGCGGTTGTTCCACGTACCAGCGCCAACCTTGAACCACGCCAGCCCATTGACGGTATCAATGGCGACGCAGATACGCCCACCCTTGGCGAACGCCGCCAATGTGATTGCCGAACCGTTGACGAACAGTGTCCCGGTACACTGATACTCTACGTAGTAAGGTAGAAACGACGAGCCAGCCCAAGCGAAACCTACAGACGGATTGCCGGACGCTACAGCCGGGTTGCCGGACGCTACAGACGGGTTGCCGGCCGCTACGGTGGCGACGTTTATCTCAAAGTAAACTTTGCCGTACACAGCACCATTGGTTGACGCATACCCGTTGCCATTCATGATCGCAACCAAGCCGCCACCCGAAATGGTGGCGAACTGATTGAGCGTCGGGCTGAAGACAAGAGACATCAGGATTGCATCCAAGCCAGCAGGGGGACGGCCTGCCCCGAATATCGAGCGCGATCTTCGGGGCTGGCCTAAAAGCTAGTCCGATCAGCTCCCGTAATGTGCTGTCGCCGGGTGGTCGGGATCGTCGTAGTATGTGATGAGCATACCGAAATTCGAAGCGACGAACCCAATCGCTCCGTCCGTCGTCATGTAGTTTTGTCCGCCTATGGCGATATAGGCGTGATCCGACAGGTAGCTTGTTGCCGCCACCGAAACGGTTTCCCATGTCAGGCCGTCCCATGAAACTCCGAATTTCAGGTTCGTGCCGTCGTAGGCCACCCGCATGAGTTCGGGCGGCGTGTTCGTCACATGCACGTTGCTCAACAGCGCGCTGTTATAGGTGTTGTTATTCGAATAGGTGTCGAGGGTCAGTCCGGCCGGATTGCTAAAACCGGAGCCGGAAGCGCCCCAAGAAAGCATACACAGCTTGCCCGCGCTATCTTGCACGCCGATGCCGCAATTAACGTAGGCGCGATTGGCGAGGTTGCCCAGGCGAATGCGGACGGTAGCGCTCCATGTGGTTCCCCACGCGGAAGTGCTTCGACGGACGAACTCCCAAGAGCTACTTGTCGATCCCGCTGGTGTCGAAATATAGAGCCCTTGGTCAGCGTAATTGGTGGCGGTCAGCGTGTCGTGTGCGCCGCTGAGATCGAACCACGACGCCTGCGGTGGCGCGAAGGGCACATACTCGCCACGGAACCGACCCAGCGAACCATTGACATTCACCCATGCGGTGCCGTTGTACGTGAGCGCCTGCCCGCTGGATGGCGAAGAGAGTGACACATCGGTGTCGGACGCTAGCGTGGACGATCCGCCGCCTGAAGGCGTCGCATTCGCCCATGCGGTGCCACTCCACGTCAGCACTTGGCCGGTGGTGGGCGAAGAGATCGTTACATCGTTCAATGACGCCAGCGTCGGCTTCACGTCCTCGCCTCGCAGCGTGCATGTCACCACAGCATTGGACGTGAAGCTGATTGCCGAGCCCGTCGAGCTTTGCGTCCTGGTTGTACGCGAAATCGTCGGACCTGTGGAGTTGTAAGTCCCGATGCCGAACTCCCAACTGGAACCGTCCACGATCAGATACGGGAACGTGTCGCCGTTGCTCGCTCCCGCCTGCGCGAACGATTGAAACGCCGTGATGGGCGAACTTAGCGCGACAACGCCGGTTCCCGGCGCGCTGGCGACCGTAACCCATACCCGATCATAGAACTTGAGAGTCATCAGGATCGTTCCTTATTCAACTGCGCCATCGGCTCGCAAGCACTTGCCCTGGGTTCGATCCCAGAGATAGGTCGCGCTGATGTTCTTCTCGTAGCAGGCGGTTATCAGGCCGTTGGTTGATTTATACCCGGCGACCTGTGTTTCCGCCGCCTTCACTTTCGCCAGCGCTTCGTTATAACCCTGATCAATCCAGTGCTGGCGGTAATACACAATAGTGGATAAACCCACTACAGTCAGCACGATGAAAGCGTCCACCTTCCAGTTGGTGAGGTAGCGCATGAGGAACCCGAAGATGACTACGCCGCCCATGAGGATCAGCCAAACAGTGAGAGGGATATGAATGACGAGATCAAAGAGCGCGCTTGCTGCTCCCGTGGCGATCTCGCCGCCGATGTTGCCCATTACGCCGCCGCCTTCGTGACGTTCATCCCTGCTTGGTTGTCGGCGTCGAGATTGACGACCGCCGTCGCGGTGCCTGCCACCGCAGCGTCGTGCGCCTTGGACGAGAACATCGCCACGAGACCCGCGACGACGCTCAACAGCGTGAGCCCGCCAAACGCATACTTGATCCAACCAAAGGTGTCCCCCACGACTTGAACCTGTGTGGCGGTCTGCGTTGCGATGGTGGCTGTCGCCGCCGCGCCTGTAGTCATGTGCGCAGTGATCTGCGAGATCATGGGCGGCTTGACGCCGCCCACGTTGGCCTTGGCCTGACCGCCGAACGTCGACAGATCGGGCGTGAACGGCTCTGGCGCGCTGTCTACCCAGGCTTCGGCAGTCTTCTGCACGTTGGCGATCCGCGCGTGCCAGCCGACGCCATAGCGCGGCCATGTGCTGAGACGCTGCAACGTCGCCAGCCGATGCGAGCATACCGACGCGATCAGATCATCAATCGCGCCGTCGCCCTTGCAGCCGGCGATAGCGTCCAGGGTCTTCGCGCCGAGCACGCCGTCCACTTGTATGCCGTACAGGCACGCCTGAAGCCACTTGGTCGCCTGCGCCGGTCCCGAGTTCACAGCCGCGTCGAACACCACAAGGTCGAGACCCGTGGGTAGTTCATCGCCGCTGATCCGATCCCAATACTCGCTCTTGTAGATCGCGTCGCGACTGGCGTCAGGGATGTTGTACACGTCCATAGGCGTCTTGCCCTGGCTGCGCAGCCACGCATTGTAGGTGCGCGCCGTGATCCCCTGATTGGTCTTGCCGCCTGGGTCGTGGGGGTCATTGACCTTGCCGCCCTCGTAAACAAGGATGCGAGCAAGCGCCTTGGCGAAATTTTCCTGCATCATATCGCTCCATGACCAATATTGTGCGACCCACAATCGAGGCAGTGTACATTCAGTACACGTCAAGATTCCGTCACGGTCGAAGCAGTAGTCAATTGCGGAGTGACGCCGCTGGCCACGCTGATATTCGGGCTCACCGTGCCCGAATAGAAGATGGAACCCGTGCCGCTCGATGCCGAGCCGATGGAAAAGTTCGTGATCGTGTTCGATCCGCCCGAACACGCCGGGAAGCTTATTGTGCCAGCCGGGGAAACCGAGTTCGACGTGACCGTCCAGCCCGCCGTCGACCGAGAGACCGCTACGCGCGCGTAGCCGGTGTAGGTGGCCTCGCTCGTGCTCTGGTTGCCCGTCGCGCCGGGGTCCGCCGTGTGCAGCGCCGCATAGAGGTTCGTCAGCGGCGACGTGGCGTTGTTCTGCGCGAGGCCGGTGATGGCTGACGCATTGAAGATCAGCGCCAAGAGGCCGCTGGAAAACGTGGTGTTCTTACCCATAGGTTATCTCCGTTTTGGTTAAGCTATCAGTTATTGCGGTTTCAATCCACGTCTCTTTTTTAACGAGACGACTATTTGTTGTGGAAGTTGCCAAACCCTACCATACCCCGCGCTGTAATATCTTTTAGGCTCACACCTATCGGCATTCCGATGCTCTGAGCCTGAGCGGACTGCCTTTGGCTCTTCTGCATGGTGCGGCCCAAGAGCGCCGCTGGCGGCATGAGCCCTGGGTGCTCTCGCTGGTAGTCCTGGGATTGGTGCAACCAGTATTGCTCGCTAGCCGTGTCGCCACGGTTAAGAGCCAACACTAGATGCTGGGTGATGTTCTTCTCACGAAGCTGGCGCATCGTGTTTAGGCCGGTCGCGGTGCGCTTCACTTCATCATATTCGGCTTCCTTTGCTGGATCGATACCGAGCACCTTCATGGCGATGTCGAAGGCGTTGGCGGTGATGGGGAGCTTCGCGCCGTTCTTGTCCACGAAGCCGCGATTAGCGATCCTCAGAGCTTCAGTAGGGCTCTTCAGGATTTCCGGGGCCATCTTGATCAGCCCGTTCATGTAGTCGCCGTTGCCGAAGTCGCGCGCCGCGAAAGTGATGTTGGCAAGGAAGCCGGTTGCTGAACCCGCCTCGCTCTTCAACCAATCCTTCTCGGCGTCTTCCATGCTGCGCTTCTCAACCAGTGCGTTGACGAACGTGCTTCCGGGCAGGATGCGGCCTTCGCCGACGTGATCGAAGTCAGCGCCGAACGCGCGCGGAAGCCCGCGAGCGATGATCTCGCCTGTCTGCTTGCCGAACGTGTGCGTAAGGAAGGTCCGGTACGACGCCTGCACGTCGCTACTATCCCCACCTGTGATCAAGTCCTTCAACCGATCATAGACCGCCGCCGCCGTGGACAGCATGGGGAGCCCCAGCGTTCCCGCGAACATCGCCACCGCCGCCGCGTGCCCCAGCAAGAACTTGCCTGCTTGCGCGCGTTCTTCCGGCGTGCGACCCTTGCCCGTCAGATCAGCAACCTCACGGTACATCTTCTCCGTGAGCCGAATTTGGAAGCCCATGAATTGGTTGATCAGGGGGGACATTGACCCAAACATACCTTGCTTGGTTGTTTGACGTGCATTGCCTGACGGTGCCCAATCCATTTGCGACTGAGACACCTTATCACTCACGAAATCGTGCAGCGTCATGCCGTTGGCTTTATTCGGCGCTTTCTCGTAAAGATCGCGCGCCGCAAGCGCCGTCAGGATGCGAGGCATCATTTCCGAGTACAGGCCCATGGCGTTCGCCGCCGCTGTCACCTGACCTAGCTGCCCATGCGACAGCGGACCATGACCGGCCATCGCCTGAGTGTACGAGCTATGATGGAAGTCACCCCGCATGGCCTGCGTCATGAGGAAGTCTACATCCTTCTGGGACAGTCCTGCCTTGAGCAAGGTCTCGTCTCGCATACCGAAGCGCGTTGCGTCGGGACCGCTCATCACCGCACGCAGAACCTTGATCGCCAAGGGAGCCGCGCGCCCCAGAGCCAACGCACTGTTGGCAAACCCGTGCGTCTTCGCCAACTCGGGCAGCGAAAGCGTCGGTATCTGGGTCATCAACGTGAGCACGTATGCCGGGGACGATCCCACCTGAAACGTGTGGGTCATCTGGCGCACACCATCCATGAAGTTCTCGGGTGGCGCGGTCGTGCGGTTCTTCTCACGCATGATTAGTTCGGACGCCGCCTGTGCGCCGCCAAGGATTTGGTTGGGTCCGAGATCGCGGTTGCCGTTGTTTGCTCGGACCTGATCTTTGATATCCCTCATGGATTGAGCCATTTCATCGGCCAGCGACAGCCGCGACGTGCCGCGCGCGTTGGCGATGGACGACTTGCCGAAGCTCTCGATCATGTGTGGGCTGAAGCCCTGCACGTTCTCACGATGCGCATACAGGCGCGAGAGCGAGTTCTCAGGCGTCATGTTGAGCATCGTGCGCGTCAGATCGTGTATTTGCTGGTGATACGCCTTGTTTAGCTCCACCTCGGTTTCGGCGCTCGCGCCCTCTGGGATGTCTGGTTGAGCACTACGCGCAGCCTCGATCAGACGCTTCATCCATACGGGTGATATCGCCTGATAGATGTTGGTGGTTCCTGCTTCGCCAGCCGTGACTTCCTTGTCCTTGGCCAGCACGCCGTCGTCCTGAGCCTTCAAGAACAACTGGCGTAGCTTCTCCATCTGCGCCGCGTCGCTCACGCGCACGTAGACGTTGGTGTTCTCGCCACCCTTCATGATCGCCGCGTTGTTGAACCCCGCATCCTTCATGCGCTTGCTCAAGTCCTCGGCGTTCTTCTCGTTGATCTCGCCTGTAGGGTCGACGCTGATATGGCCGGAAACAAAGTGCGAGCCCTCACGGTTCAAGTGGAAGTAAGTTCCCTCTTGTGCGCGCTTGTCCGCCGCGTCAAAATCGTCGGTCAGGCTCTTGATCGCATCGCCGTTGCGCGTGAGCCGCGTCCGCTCGTTCATCGCGTCTTTCAGTATAGCCGAGCGCAGTTTGTATGCAGCATCGTCAACTTTGACGCCGTTGCTACGCTCGCCGGCACGCCGCTTCTCTTCGCTCTTCACGATGTTGTCGTGAACATCCCGCGCGCCGGACAGTTCGCCCCGGAGCTTGGTTAGTCCCTGCTTCTGACTGTCCGTGACGCCCTGCCAGAACTGCAAGGCGCGATGCGGGTCGTCATGTAAAGCACGGTTCTTTTCGTACTCAGCGAACGGGTCGGAGCGGAAACCATCATACTGACCGTCCAAGCCCTGCGAGTGCATCATGCTACGCGCGAAGTACGCTTGGTGACGCAGCCGGTCGGCTTCGTTGGACGCCCGTGTGGCTTGGTACGCTTCCAACGCTTTCGGGTTAGTCGCCAACTTACGCCATTCGTTGTTAGCCGCCAACACTTCCCGCTGATACACAGCGCTGTTCTTCGAGCCATGCAACCACGTATGTTCCGCCCATGTCTTGGACGGATCAATGTTTTGCGCCGTGCGCGCCATCATACCTTCAATGAAGTGCTGAACATCCTTTGGTAGAGACTTCAGCATCATGTAAGCCGCAACCGAGTGCTTCGCCAACGTGTCCGACCGCACACTATCGTGATGCTGAAGCGCAACCAAGCTCTTCAGCGCAGGCACCAGTTTGCCCCACACCTGTGAGATATGACTGTTCGTCATCCATCCGAGTGCGTTCTTGCGCCATCCTTCCTGCACGTTGAGAATTTTACCCTTGGCGTCGGCCATCACCGTGTCGGCCATGCGCGCATAAATCGCGTTCGTGCCGTTGGATATCTGCTTGAGCCCTGCGTCATTGATCTGACTGGGCGTCTCGTGGTTCTCTTGCATCAGGCCGTGCGCTGTGTCGATCACCGCGTCAAACGCCGTCATCGCGCGCGGCGTCATGCCGAGCATACGGAACACACTATACTTGAAGGCGTTCCACATGGATGTGAGCCGCGAACCGGGCGGTGGCTCTTGGCTCATCAAGAACTTCTGAAACGTCGGATTGCTGAACGCTTCAGCCACGAACTCTTTTACGTTTGTGAAACCGTAGTGGTCCCCATCCGAGTTGGCTTTCAAATGGTTGAACAACCGCGTCATTTCGACCGCGTACTGACCGCCCCGGTTCAGCGCGTTAAGCGTAGCGGCGTGCGTCATTTCATGCAGTACGGAGTTCTCTACCTGATCCGGCGCATGGATGCCGATGCTGTCTTCGTTGCGCGCGTAGGACGCTGCGACGCGCCCGGATGGGTTCCTCGCCTTCAGATACTCATAATCGCGATCACCAGGACCACCCAGGCGCACGCGCGAGTTCACGCCCGCGTCCCTCAGTATGCGCGCCAGTTCCCGCACAGCGGCGTTACTGCCGTTGCGCGTTAGATAATCGAGGGTGCCCTTGCCGTTGCGCATACCATCCGTCTCATGGATGAGATACGCGAGGTTCTTGTCGTGCTGCGTGACCACACCGCTCGGGCTCATCAGCGGGATCGGGCCGGAACCAGTGTGCTCCCGGATGGTGTCCATGAGGCCGCCATCGCCCTGTACATGGTTCTCATAGTCCTCGATCAACTTCTGTGTATCTGGACCGACGTTATCTGATTGATTGTCTGTGAGTTCAGAACCAAACATATTCGTCTTGACTGATTTGAAGCCTGACAGGTCGCCCTTATCCATCAGCTTGGCGTGACCATCCATCGCGTCTAGCACGTTCTCGTGCCGCGCCAACTCAGCCTGAAACGCCGCCTGCTTTGCTTCGATGGGCTGGCGGAAGGTCTTGTATAGCTCGTCTGGTGTGCGCGCGGGCTTGACTGGCTTTCCCGCCGCTGTCGCCTTCGCGGCGTTACGCGCGTCTGTATTCGCAGCCGTCGCGGCGTATTTCTTAAACTCGGGACTTTCCTGTGTCTGATCGTATTTCAGGACTTTGCTCGCCTTCAGTTGGTCAAGCAGATCATACGCCTTCGACAGGCTGTCACGAATGGGTTGCGACGGGCGCGGTCCCTTGGATGTATGGGCCTCGACAGGCTTCGCCGCAGCGACGGGCGCTGGGGTCTCGACAGGCGTCTCGACAGCCTGCGCTGCCTTCGCTGCCTTGGCTTCCGCTTGGTTCTTGAACTTTGGCTTCGCTGGGGTCTCGCCAGCCTGCGCTGCCTTCGCTGCCTTGGCTTCCGCTTGGTTCTTGAACTTCGGCTTCGCTGGGGTCTCAGCAGCCGCATCGGCCTTGACCTTGGGCGCGCGGGTTTTCTTGATTTTCGCGACCTCCGCAGGCATTTCCGGCGTCGGCATGTTGCTGTTCGCCGGCTCACTGTAGTGGACCTGATCCTTAGTTAGGTCCACGGTAGGCATGAGCTTCTGCTGGGCGACCTTTCCGTCCACCATGTCCTGAAGGTTGGATATATCCTTGTTAATCCCCTTCAGACCGGGGGCCTTACCTGACGCCAACCGTGAATTGAGTTGATCCGCTGTCGAGTTGACCAACTGCATGAAGTCAGGATCAGCCGTGATCTTGTTGCCCAACTGACGAGCGCGTTCGATCATCGCCGACTTATCGGCGTATTTGGTCCCGCTCAAATCAACGGCTTTCGAAGTACCTGACGGCCTGTTTGCCGTCAGGTACTTCGGATCAATGGTGCCTCCATCCAGCACGCCGAGCTTTTCCGCCAGCGCCGCCACCTTGGGGTGGCCGGTGCCGCCTGACGCGAAGCTCGACTGAAGGCTGTCCGCCAGCCGCGTCTTCAGGTCCTCCTCGGATGTTACACCATCCGTGATGCTCGTCGGCAGGCCCTTGTTCTCAGCGCGTACCTGACCCACGTCAAACGGCGGCGTGGTTGACGTGATCGGCTCTTCGAACGGTAGCGTGGCTTGCGGCGGCGGTGCCTGTTCAGCAGCAGGCTTCACCACTGGTTCTTCAGGAACCGGCTGTGATTGCGGCGCGGGCGGACTTGCCTTCGCGATCTTGTTCCGCTCGGCCTGAACGTCCTGCAACGTCTTCGTGAGCGGGTCAACCGGCGCGGGAGCCGCTGGGGGAGCCCCTGGCGCTGTCGGCGGCGTTGGCTCTTCGATCTGGCGCGGACCCACGAAGTCGGGCGGACCCGACTTCTCTTCAGGATGCACCAGCGCGTTGGGGAGCCCCGTGCGCGAGTTCAGTTCGTTGATCATGGCGTCATGCAGCATGCCATCGCCGGGCTTCAACTGGCCTTCGTTGCGCACTTGCGTGAACTGGTCAACCAAGTTCGATAGGTGCGCTGACGGATATTGCCGCACCATGCTAGCCAACGCCTGAGGCAGCGACCCCAGGTCTAGCTGGCCATCAGGCGTCGTCGTGGCTCCACCATACTGCTTCAGCAGTTGCGCTTCCTGTTCCGCCGCCGTCTTCGCCGGAACGTCGCCAAGGTTGAGCGCGCCTTGCTGACCCTGGTTGAAATCAACCGGGGGCGTTGGCTCTTCGATCTGGCGCGGACCCACGAAGTCGGGCGGACCCGACTTCTCTTCAGGATGCACCAGCGCGTTGGGGAGCCCCGTGCGCGAGTTCAGTTCGTTGATCATGGCGTCATGCAGCATGCCATCGCCGGGCTTCAACTGGCCTTCGTTGCGCACTTGCGTGAACTGGTCAACCAAGTTCGATAGGTGCGCTGACGGATATTGCCGCACCATGCTAGCCAACGCCTGAGGCAGCGACCCCAGGTCTAGCTGGCCATCAGGCGTCGTCGTGGCTCCACCATACTGCTTCAGCAGTTGCGCTTCCTGTTCCGCCGCCGTCTTCGCCGGAACGTCGCCAAGGTTGAGCGCGCCTTGCTGACCCTGGTTGAAATCAACCGGGGGCGCTACAGGTGCGACAGGCACGTTCTGGGGCGTTTCCACCTGAGGCGTCGTGCCGTTGAGCACCTGATCAACGCCTGTGGAAATGGCGTTGTTGTCCACCTTGGCGATGGGCGTCTTCGCCAGCGCGTGGAACGCGCCGCCGAACACCGCGCCCTGAAATGCGCCGCCAAGCGCCGCCTGCACGACGCTGTTCGCCTTGCTGGCGAAGTCCCTGTTGGGATCGCCCATCTGGCCAGTCAGGTACTCCGTCGCCGCGCCAACGCCCGCCTGTGTGGCCGCGCCGGTCGCCGCGCCCGTGAAGATGCGGTTGAGCAAATCCCCACCTACGCCCTTGGCCAGCGCGCCTTCGATCTGGTGCGGCAGGATGGTCTGCAACGCCGCCTCGGGCACACCCAGACCCAGCGCCTTGGCCGCGCCGCCCTGCGTCAGGTTGCCATCATAGTCCGTTTGGCGCTGGACATTTGCGCCAACACTCAGCGGGTAAGCCGCTAGGCCGGTCCCCAACAACGATCTCGCGCCCGCCGTCGCCAGCACACCCGCGCCCGCCGCAGCTTCTTCCGGTGCGCCGATAGCTGAGACAGCGCCGATCCCCAGCATCGCCGCCAGGGATGGCGCACCTTGCGCGATCTGATACCCCATACCCGCTGGCGACCATGGATGGTCCTCCAAATCCTGACGTGCGTAGGTGGCGGCAGTAGCGCGCTGCCCCGCCGCGTAATCAGCGGCGCTCTGCGCTGTTTGATCCGCGCCTACCAGCTTCGCGCCGGCCTGCACAGCGCTGCCCACTTGACTGAGAGCGCTGTGAAAGCCGGACCCGAGACCCGCCGTCAACCAGTTGCCTGTACCGGACGCCTGCGGGACATCGTTGCCTTGCGGGCCTGTGTCCTGAGACGGCGGCAACTGACCGGCGTTGAGATAATCTTGAAAGCTGGGAAGAGCCATTTTTTAGCCGCCTTGGCTGTCGTTCGTAATGCTCTGATCCGCACCATAGTAGCTTTGCGGCTCAGTGACTTTCTTGCGTGCTCCCGTGCGCGCGTTCAGCGCATCTTGTAGGTTCTTATTATACGCATCCAAGGATGTTTTAGTTGATCCCTTGCTGGCGTTCTGCGCGTTCAGCACGCCCTGGTCCAACTGACCGAAATATTGACCCTGAGCGCGTTGGGTCGGGCTCAGGTAGTGCTGCATCGCCCATAGGCTCTTGGCCATGCCCCAAGGCATGTCCGCCACCGCCGCCTGAAACTGCTCACGAGTGTACTCATGCGGGTTCAGCAGCGCGTCGACATGGCGGGGGTCCGCGCCCGATAGCTGGACCGCGGTCTGGTTCAAGTTCGGGTCGGTGATCGGCTTGCCTGTAGCCGTGCGCGTGGCTGGTGCGCTAACCAAGCTCTGGAGCACCGAGCCGAACATCGGATCATTCGCGCCCGCCTGCTGAAAGCCGCCACCCAGCGCTGGTCTGCCTGGAAGCGATCCGCCCGGTTGGCCCTGAGGGTTTGCGGGAGCGCCAGCAAACGGGGGGTCAATCTGCTGGTCAGAGGCACGAGTGGTGAAATCGTTCGGGTTGTCAGGCACGGAGCCCCCAGGTTGGCCACCATAGTTAGGACCAGCGCTAGTTTTGTTGGCCGCCGCCTGCTGACCCCGCGAGAACGGGCCAAGTTGACCGGAGATCACTCTATCAGCGGGCGTTACGGTGGTAGGGTTGGTGATCCCCGGCGCACCGCCCAAGTTAAAACCCACGTCGTTGGTTCCACCAGCGAACCCTTGTTCCTTGGGGGCAAGACCAATCGCTGCGCGCAGATGCGCGACAAAGTGCTGATCGAGCCCCGAGTAGGATGCTGTCTGAGCATCGTAGCCCTGCGCTGGTTGACCGCCTCCCGCCCCGACGTTGGGGCCGCCCACGTCGCTGGTGCCTTCCGCGAACCGCTTGACGCCCATCCCTAGGGACTGCCGTAGGCCCTGGTTCTGGCCTGCCGGTGTGGGCGACGGAGGCGGTGGAGGCGCTTCCTGAGGGTTCCACGAGCCACCCATGCCAGGGCGCGTCTGCATCCCTTGAGCATTGGTGTTCACGTCGTTGGTGCCACCAGCGAAGTGCGGGCCGTTCCCGTAGGTGGCCTGGGCAGATTGTTTGGCGTTCTTGAAGAACCTATCTGCTTCTGCCGCGCCCATGCGCTGGCCAGCCGCCCACAGATCGGCATGCGACATAGCAGGGTTAATGAACTCTTGGGTCTCACCAGGGCTACCTACGCGGTCCATGCCGCTGCCACCAGCGTTCAAAGTTACATCGGATGAACCACCAGCAAAGCCGGGAGGCTTGCCCTTCGCCTGGGGAGCGGGCGCAGCCTGCATCTGGGCTGGATGCGGGATCGGGAAGGGCGGCGGCGCGGGCCGCTTGCCCATAGGCATGGGCATACCCCCGCTGGGTGCTTTGATCGGCTTGGCCATGGAGTGCTCCCTCAGATATTGGTGTACGACCAGCCGTTGCGCCCGAAGGCCCATTGCGGCGGCGTGTAGACTTTCTTGCGTAGGATGTTCTTGGCGTCCGTGCAATGCTGTTCGAAGCTGGTGGCGTAATCTCTCGCAAGACCGCGTGCGTTGCCACCCGCAATGTCGAGATCGGGCTGTCTGAGCGCCAGATACGCCGCCCAATCCAGCATGTTCAGGTGATAATCCTCAGGAACCTCAGGTATCGCCGACAGGTTGTTGAGCGTCAGTCGATTGACCGGGTAGCGCACCACGCGGAGCGTGCCTGAGATGCCGCCGTAGGGCGCGGCAATCACCGGGTACAGCCGAAGGATCACGGACGACCAAGAGCCATAGTCGTCTTGAGCGATAGCCTCATCCGTGGAATATGCGACGGCCTTGCCCGGAACAAGCGTAGAAAGCTGCGCCGGGTCGAAATAGTAGCTGTCGGGCTGCGTGTATGTGTCGAACTGCGAATGTCCCGCCCGCGCCAAGTCAGCGTTATCGCCGGTCATCCTTACAGATAGGATGGAGATCACTGATTTGTGCATCGGATAGAGGTTCTGCCCCACTACTGTGGAGAACTGACACACTTCCGGGGTGGATGTATCCCTAATCACTTCCGCGCGCTGCGCGAAGCGCCGCTGCGCCTGATCAATGTAGCGCACAAGCTGGGCGTCAGACCACAACTGGTCTGAAACCCCGGCGACTTGATCTGACACGTCTCGCAGCAAACCGCCACGAAGTTCTTCCAACAAGTCGCCGAGGTTCATAATCGTAGTCCCTGGTTGTTACGCAGCCGCTTTGATGAGCCGATACGGATAGCGCAGCTTGTCTTTCCAACCAATGACCTGGAGCGTGTTCGGGTCGCGGTGCGGCACCGTCACGATGGCGTTGTCCAGGATGTCCACGATCCCCTGCGGCACCGACGCCATAACGCCCGTGCGTAGGATGTAGCTCTCGCCGTTCAACCCGAAGAACTGGCCGACAGGCGGGATGTCATCATTCTCTTCGAGGATGATCTGAGGCCACCCAGCCATACGGTTGCGCACCGCGACCTTGGGCTTCGGCGGCTCTTCAACGCGCGTCGACACTACAGTGGTGGCGAAGCTCACGTCTTCGCCGTCGATCTCTTCGACAATGATTGTTTCTTTCTTAGCCATTAGCAATCTTCCTTCGATGCGAGGTCAAAACTGGTTTCAAAATCGTCCGCCTTAGCGGGGACGATCTTCTTCAGGTTCTTGGTAAGGAAGTTCAGCACTTCCTTATCCGTCTTGAACGTGAACTTGCGGGAAGGGTCTCTGTACGGTGTGTACGGCGTCCCTTCCTTGCGGTTGTCACGCGCATTGTTTTTCTTCACAATCGCCGGATCATCCAACTCGACGGTGTAGCCGTTGTGAAGAGGTTCGATACGGATGTATCCAACAGACATGACGCCCTCGCTTACTGGAAGATGGCGAAGCCGATCTTGAGGGTGCCGTTGAACGCAGCGCTCGCATGGATGTTCTGCACCTTGACATTCACCGAGCCGGCGGCCGGGGTGACATGCGACACAACGCCTGCGCCTGTCGTGGAGGTGCCGAGCGTCACCGTGGCCATCACGAGGCTCGTTGACCTGATCAGGTTGCTGGTGATGGTCAGCGAGTAGGTGCCGCCCGCCGCCGTCGACACGCTCTCAGTGGTAATCATACCCGCCGAAGCGTTGTTCAGCGTCACCGCGCCCGCCGCACTGGTGGCGGCTGAACCGCTCGCACCACCGATGGACGCTTCCGCAAGAGAACTGGCGTCGATCTCGATGGGTTCGCCGTCGACCTCGAAGGCGACCGCCTGACCGTGAATATTTCGCGCTACTACGATGTCCATGGATGTACCTCTCTGAAGAAAAAAGGGGAGCACTCGCACGAGCACTCCCCCAGGTCGCCGCCTCGTGGGAGAGATTAGCCTTCGATGTGGAACGCGATGACGTGGGTCGAGACGCAGAGCGCGGCGCTCAACGTCAATATCCAGTTGCCATCAATGTTGGTGAGGCCGCCTTGATCGGTGGACACGATGGCCGACGTGGTGTCGACCGTGAGCGTGCCTGCCGTGACGACCTTCAAGGTGTCGGTCGCCGGGAAGCCGTACATCCACTCCCAGACGATGACGCCGGTCACGTCCACGATCTTGGCGTGCATCGGCTGGAAACCGAGGTTGATTTGCACGGCGTTGCCGGTCGCCGTGAAATAGCCGTGAACATCGGTCTCATCGCCACCCGACTGGATGCAGTTGCCGATCAGGGTTCCGGGGCCAGTGTACGTCGTCGGGAACGAAGCGACGTGCAGGGAAGCGTCAATAATTTGCGTGGTCATGTGGTAGCTCCAGAATTTGCGAACTTTCCGTGGTAGACTTCTGCTGCTGCCACATAAGCCGCGTGGGCCTCTTGGGGCGTACTGAACCGCCCCAAATGTTTTCGTTTACCATCCAACCTGATGAGTGCCTCATACTTGGTGACGCCATATCGGGTCTTAGCAATCACACCCTTCAACCCCGACTTGTTCGTGGTAGCTACTTTCCGGTTCGCGGCGTTCTGAGACTTCGTTGCTTCTCGTAGGTTCTTCCACCGATTATCAAGTCCGTCTCTGTTGTCGTGATCGGTTTCGGGCTCAGGCCATCTACCCTCCATCCATGCAAACGCCAGACGGTGAGCTTGATACCACTTTCCCGCGAACCGAACCTGAATGTACCGCCCGTTCGACCCTGGAGACCCGGCAACGTCCCCCGCCCTACAAGGCCCTCGTGAGACCTTCCACCGCAAAAGACCCGTCACCGGATCGTAGTCGAACAGTTCCCGAACTTCCGACGCTTCCAAAACACACTCCCTTGACTTTTCAGCCTAGAGAGTGTAATTTCCTACCACGTTACCTGTCAAGAGGAAATTTAGGCTGTGCAGCCGACTTCCAAACGGGCCATAAACGCGTCTTGCAGGATCACTGTGGCGGTCCAGAGCTTCCAGCCAACTGTGCCCCTTTGGCCGAGCGGATCGCCAGCGGCGGGCTTCGGATTGACAACCATCGGCGTCATCGAACTCTTCCCCTTCAGGGGGACGATGCCGAACGCATCCCGCCCGAAGATCAGGATCGGGTACACGTCGATATTGACGCCGGCAACCGAGCGCAACGTCGGCGCGCTCGCAATGACCACGCCGCCCGCGAGGAACGGGGAAAACATGGTGCTGGTCAAGTAGCGCACCTGTTCGACAGACCCGATCTCGCCTTCGAACGGGCTGGTGTGCGGGCCGTAGCTCGCCACTGGAATGAAGCCCGACATATTGCGGATGTCGCTTTCCAGATCGGGATGGCAGATCGCCATGTAGGCCGCTTCGACCGACTTCGTGTTGAACGCCGTGGTGGATGCGACAACCTGACTGATCTTTTTCGCGTTCTGGCGGTTCAGACCCGTCGTCACCTTGCGCTGATCGGCCAGCGTGATCGCGCCGGCAACGAGCGAGCGCGACGCCACAGCGCCCTGATACCACACGTTGGTTCCGGCCTTGAGCACGTTGAAGCGCAGCGCCTCGACGGTCTGCGCGGCCTGCTCACCTAAGACTTCCGTCATGGTGGTGAGCACCGGATCGGTGTGGGTGTCCTCCACCACGTCGGTGATGACCATGAAGTCCCCGTACTGCTGAAGCTGCACGGTGTAATCTTGGTTCGTCAAGGTGCTGCCAGCCGGGGTGACGCCCTCAACCAGTGGCGTGGTCGCCAGCGGGTTATAGAACGCGGTGCCCGCGCCGTTGGTGCCCGCGCCGTTGTCAGGACCCGCCGCGCCGGCCGCGCCGGTCATGAAGTAACGACGAAACTTCGCGGTCTGCGTCGAGTTCGTCGGCAAGGGGTAGGTCTGGCCGAACTTCTCGATATGAAGATACGGCAGAGCGCGCTTCAGCATCTTCACGACGCTGTAGGCGGCAACTGCCGGGGAAATGTCACCATAACTCGTAATGTTGGCCATCTAGGCTTCCTTTCAGGTCAGATAGACTTCACGGCCTCTTCGAAAGCGCTGTCGTAGTCTATGGCGGGCGCAATCGCCGTGGTCGTAGCTCTCTTGGAACTGATTGGAGCCAGCCTAGCCGCCGCTTGTTTAGCAGCCGGGGACAACTCAGTTGCCTGTCTCACAGGCGGCTGAGCGGCTTGCGTCGCCCCGGTCGCCTGCTGGTATCGTCCGATCAGGTCCAATACCTGATCTTCTGTGCCGCTTTGCATAACACTCAGATAAGCATTACGCAAGTAGTCTGGTTGGCTGTTTACCCAGGGACCAATCTGTTCGGCCACTGTATCGTAGTTCGGCACCTTCTGTTCGAAGTAGGCAAGCTGGGCGCGGGTCGCCAGCGCGTCGATCATGTCGAGCTTCGGACGCAGCACCGCCGCCATTTCGGCATAGATCGCCTGCTTCTGCTGGGTCAGCGCCGCCCGGAGCACGACCTCGCTCGCCCTGGCCACGTCTTCCCAATCGGTATAATACCTGCTGATCATCTCAGCTTCCGCCGCCGTCACAAGCGGCGCAGGGCCTTGCTGGCGCTGCTGCGACTGCTGACGCTCGGGTGGGCGCACCTTCGCCGCTAGACCGGCCAGCAGGCGGTCCACGGCGGCGTCATCCAGTGCGGGGGTCTGTGGCGTGACGACAGGCTCGGGCGCGACCGCGCCGGGGATCGGCAATTCAAGCTCGTCTGCCGGAGCCGGGGGTTCGACCGGAGCCGGGGGTTCGACCGGAGCCGGGGGTTCAGCGCTCGCCGGGATCGGCGCGGCGGTCGTCGGGGTTTCCTTGCCGAAGTCCAGGCTGGGCTCTTCGTCGCCCAACTTCAGGATGTCGTCAAAAGCAGCGCTGAACTCATCGGCCATGATTTATCTCCTAGGGGTTGATTTTCGTGAGTAACCAAGTGAGGCATTGCGCCTCACCCTGAAGCACCGGGAGTTGGTGCGGGGGGTAGTCCATTAGCTTGAGCTTGACCTGTTCCAGTTTGTGGGCCAGCAACTCCCTGAGGGCTTCCCCCTCCAAGGTCACTTTGCCCCGGATCAGGGTTGCCAGAAGTTCCTGTTCCCTGTCCCGCGTTCTGAGTGATGCTGACAGCATTTTGAACGCCCTTCTCCATGAGTTGCAGCGCCGCGTTCACTGTGGCGGCGTCGCCCATCGCTGTGTTCTTCTGCGCCTGCGCGATCTTGTTGAACGCGCTGGCGAGCATCTCGCGCACTTGCGCTTCGAGCATCTTGGTCTGCTGGTCGGACTGCTGCGCCGCCGCCTGATCCTGCGCCTGCTTGCGCCGCGCCGCCTCATCCGCCGTGACCAGGATGTCATCCATATCGCGCGCCTTGATCCTCGCCGCCACGAGCTTGCGCCCATCGACGTGGATCATTTCCTCAGGCTTGAGGGTCTGCGCGAGGCTGTCCGCCGCCATGCCGCGCATTTCCTTGGCCATCAAGGATGTAGCACCGCGCGCGATTACATCATAGTCGCCATCCGGCGCGAGCGTCGGATTGAGCTTACGGTTGAACTGCACCAACGCATGGATGACGCTCATCGTGAACTTGTCGAACGACCGGATCACGTCCTTGAACGGCAACGCCGCGTCGCCCCGGAGCATACTCGCGCCAGCAGCGGTGCGCATGGGCTCAGAGGGCGACTTATCCATGTCGCCGCCTGTCGCGGGACCCACGAAGGTCTCGCTGTCGGCAAACTTGAGCCCAAGCTCAACCACCTTGAGCAGTGGGTCCAGGTGAGCGTCGATCTGCACGTTGCGAACTGCGGGCCACTGTGCGTCGGGTCCTGTGCCCTCGCGCCGCCATGTCTTGTATGACGATATTGATTGGTCGTCATTCGAGGGAGACAACAGGTCCATGTTGACCTCCAGGTTGGGGCCACACACGACCGAGGCGTTGTCGAGCAGCATCCGCGTGGCCGCGCTGACCATCATCTGACTGTCGCGCATGGCGTTGGGCAAGCCCTGGCCCATGGGGCTGGTGTCGTCCTCGTCGTAGAGGAACGTGTGAGCCATCGGCACGTCGACATCAAGCTCGCGCCAGGGATTGATGATCGCCCGGATGACGTTGCTGTCCAACATCCATATCTCAGCGTCAATGTCGCGCGCCATCTTCGCTTCCGGCACGTCGCAGCCGACGCTCTGCAACATCCGCCCCGACAGGGGTCCGTTCCAGATCATCACTTCATACTTGAGCGTTTCGATCTTCATTTCGTTGACGTTGGTCTTGATGCCCATCGTCCGCAAGTCTTGCTCATAGGTCTGCGGCCGGTAGTTGCCGACCGGGTTGGCAGCGATGAACTGGTCAATTACATCCTTGAAAAAGTCGCCCCGGTCGCCAAGCTCGCGAAGCTGATTGCGCGTGAGCACGCGGCGCACGAAGAACCCATCCATCTTGTCGAGCGTCTTCGCGCTCAGATCGGGGTAGAAATCCCAAACGGTCAGGAACTCGAAGAACGGCTTGTACACCTTGGTCTTTTTCGGCGTGAGCTTGCCGTTGACCATCCGCCACGTCACGCTCTCGGCCTCTTTGGCGAACGGGCCGTAGAGGACGCCGGGGCCGTACATCACACCTGACACTAGCACTTGCCGGTTGAGCGACACGTAGTCGCTGGCCTGCGACCCGCCCAACTCCGCAAGCTGTCCACGGATCAAGTCCTTGAGCACACACGACCGCTTCTCCGCGTAGCGCTGCACAGCGGCCAGCGCATAGTCGAGATCAACGACCGTCTCCGTGCCGGCAAGCTGATCGGCCTTCGCTGCATCATCCATGGCTTCCTGAACTTCAATCTCAGTGATGTCCGGCCACGGGCTGGCCTTCAGCGACCAGTTGTCCTCGTTGCCCTGGAACATCAGGTTCATGATGCGCGAGACGACAGAGATCACCTTGGTGCGCGTGACTTTGGGATACGCGCGCGACCTGTTGGGTTGCAGCATCGTCTCGACCTCAGGGTCGTATATCCCGAGATACTGCCGCTGGTTGTTGAGCCATCGAAGCTCAAGGATGCGCCTGTCGGTGGCGTAGCTCATGAAGAGCGTACCCAACTGCTGCCCGAGCGCCTTCAGCGCGTCGGGGCTGATCACCCTCAGGGGCGAGCTATCGGGATCGGGGACGCTGACGCTCGGAGGCGTGATGGTCGCGAGGGCCACGGCGGCATTGGATGGCGGCTTGGTGTCCATGCGCTTTTCTCGCTATCTGACGTGGTACGATGACGCAGCCACTATCTGGCGTCCAAAACTGCGTTGCTGTCGTTGCCTACCATACTTCTCTTCTCTTTGCATACCTCTGTGGAAGTATCGACATAGATATCCGAAGCCATCACCTACGTGACTGTACTGGTTCTTCTCGGGCTCCGCGCCCTTGAGAGTGTCTTTCTTGGTGTCGACGGCGTAGCGCCAGCCGCCCTTGAGCGCCCGGATGAGGTCCACGCAAGATGGGTCAATCTGAAGGTTGGGAAACCCCTCTGTATATCCAGATGCGTAGAAGTCTATCGCATCCAGTCGCAGCGGTAAGCGGTTGTTAGTCTCGATGACTACTCTGAAGTGTTTCTTGAACTCGTCTACCACCGTGCGCTCGTCGGTCTGCGTTCTATTCGCAGCGGCCGGATCAGGCGCGATAACGACTTCCTGAATGTTGGGGAACCGGATGCGCAGCATGGGCACGAGCCGCTCCTTGATCATCCGCGCCGCACCCATGCCTTGCTGGCAAAGCTCCGCGAACACCTTCAGCCGCCCGTCGAAGTCCAACTGGCCCAAGAGCATGGCCGACCCTGTAATGCCTGGATCAAGCCCGACCACCAGTGGCAGGAACGGGTTGTAGACGAGCGACCGCTTGGCCACGTGCGCATCCGCGCGGAAGCCTGACACGACGGACTTGCCGGCGATGCTGAAGCCCCATTCGGCGTCAACGAACTGTCGAACCCAGGCTTCGCTCTTTCCTTTGGCCGCAGACACATAGTAGCGTCGTCCACCCAGGGGTGTGGCCGCCGACCCGCCCGGAAGGTTCTCGAGGTTCTCGGCTTCATCGCCCATCCCCGAGGGCTGGTGGAAGTAGGTCGCGTTGGGCAACTGACCCTCGCGCGCTGTGACCTCCGCGTCGTACTCCAGTTGGAGCACTCTATCCGCGAAGCCCTTGCGTACTGTGTACTCTCGCGAGTTATGCAGATAGTCGAACCACCAATTGTCTTCCGTGCTTGGGTTGGATGAGCCCCACATACCCCAAATCGTTACGGGCGTGCCGTCAGGTTGTTTGTAACGCCCTAACCGCGCTGAGAGAGCATCCACGATGGCCCGTGGTATCTCAACGAACTCATCCAAGATCGCGAAGTTTATTTCGAGCGACAGCACTCGCGAAATATCTTCGGGTGTATCGAGAGCGCGGAACATCACTATGCATTCGATGTCGCCGAACCTCAGAGTGAAAATCTTGTCCGTGGCGTTCCAGTGACCGGCTGTACCATCCTTGAACCAGTAGCCCCAGGACACGAGGGTGGTGTCCTTCAACTGAGGCATCGTGTTTGATGACCAAAATGCCTTGCCGTTTCTTCTAACGTAAATAATGTGCGACGGAACTTCTACGCACCGGACCATACCATCGTAGTCTACTTCGTAAAAGTCATCTTTATTCTGCGGCTGGGGCCGCGAACGACCATCTGTATACAATGTCACACAATGCAACATCGTCTCAGTATCGTGCAAAGTGCCTTGCGGATACGTATAAACATCTGATCGCACTCGCGTCGTGACCACAGCCATACTTCCTGAGCGAAAAATTATTTCTTGAAGGTCATCCGCCAACTGTTTCGAGGCCGTCCACATACGTGTCGTATCTCGCGTCGTCGTCGCACGATGGCCGTCCCCGACCACATAAGCGTCCACCAGCGCCTTCAAGTGGTCGGCAGGTAGGTTTTTAGCCCAGGCAGGTATGTACCGCCCTAGCTGTGTCCCTAGCGGCCTCAGCCGAGGAAACCAGCGGTCGAATACGTCATTCCGCCGCAACTGAAAATTAACGCCGCCCCCGCCCGTATCGAACTCACCCCACTCGAACCCAGCCGCCGTCAGCACGTCGCGCACATACTCCTTGTGCTTCGTTTGCGTGATTGTGACGTAGCGCCGCCGCCCCACCTCCGCGACACTCCCCTCAGCTAGCCAGAGCCCCAGAAACTCAGCGTCGCTGACGCTGAGCCCCTGGGCATCGCCACCGCACCACTCCGCTGTCGTCCTAAATTCGCGGTTGGTCTTGCCATGCATGTCCCGCGCCGGCTCGAACCTGTAAGGACCACGCTCTTTCGTTCGCCCATTGACCGTCGCTGTCCACATATTGTGGTCGGGAGTGACGAGATAGTCCAAGTTCTGTTTGCGACAACCGAGCATTTTACCCTTATACGGAGCCTCATGCCTGAGTGTTGGCGTAACGAAAACGGTCTCATCACCCACCAGAGACGCCACCTTGTCGTCGTCAACCAAGTCTTTGAATAGCCTCCACCCCCGCTTCTCGGTGAGTATCTCCGTCTCGTCGTCGAAGCAGTTTCGCACGATGACGGCGCGCGTGCGCTTGATCCCGTCTGGGCTCGCAGCCTGTAGGCTCGCCATGAGAATGAGTTTGAAGAACAGACCTGTGGTCTTCCCAGACCCAACAGGTCCGACAATCCACGAGTAGAACAGATCACCAATGCGGTGATCCTTAATGAATGACCTGACAGTCGGTGGCGGCGTATAGCTGACTATACTAGTTGCCATGACCGTCTTTCTTTACTTCATCCATGTACCACTTGAGCAGAAGCTCAAGCGCCGCCGCAAGCAGACCGTCACCCATGGCGCGGCAAGCCTCTGCTTCGTCTTGCAGGCGCTTGAGCGCCTTGGGTGACAGCCGTTTTTTCATGGTTGGTTGGACCTCACACCAGCTTCGACAGGTACTTGCCTGCTTCGTTGAGCACTGCAACCAAGTCGGCCTTGACGAGACTTTCGACCCCGCTGAGGTTCTGCATGAAGGTGTGCAGCTTGCCCACCGCGCCCTTGGCCTGGGCGAGATCGCTCTCTAGTTCATGCGGCAGCGGGTCTTTCTCGATCTCTTGTGTGACGACCGCCGACGCGCCCGAGGCCGCGCCCGCCGCGCTGGCGATGACGGAGGTCTCGACTGCTTTATCATCCATCTAAGTGTCTCCTAGGTTCATGATGATCTGGAAGTTCATCGCGTTGCCTATGGCGCTTCCCTTCTGATCCTGGGAAGCATCCAGGCCCGCCGCGCGCACGGTGAACTTGATCATGTCGGCCTTGACGCTGGGCGGCGTGTCTGGATCGTGGATGAGCGTGAAGCTAGTCTGCAACAGGACGAGCGCTTGCGCCTTGGCTTTGAACTTGAAACTCGCGCCATCTTTCTTCAGGCTCTCGACGTGATCCTCGATGGCGCGTAGAAAGGCCGGGTCGGCGCACAGGCGGTCGTAGTCGGGCTTATCCAGGCCGTAGGCTTTGAAGATGGCCTGCACGGGCCTTTCAGCCATGGCGACCTCCAAGGCGAGCGACGGCGGAAAGCCGAAGTCCGCAGGGTCTTCAGGCGGGTCTAGGAGGTTATTTGTGCGCGGGGCCATGAGGGAACCTGTGAAACTCCCCACTGGATAACATAAGAAAGAGAAGCCCGCCAGTGGTCAGTTGGGGCGCGTGTGTCCCCACCATTTCCGGTTCTGGTAAGTCTTCCGCGAAGATATTAGCTCTCTCCCTCTCACCCCCTGACGTATTCGGTAGCGTATAGCGTCAGGTGTGCGTCCGGCACGAGCAGCGATTTCGTGTATTGTAAGCATGTCACCCTCACCTACATCATACTTTTTTCGTGTCAACGTGTGTGGTGCGGCGTACAGGTCATCCCCTGACCATCCAATACTTTTGCGATACGATATGAGCTGCGATGATGCATCCCCTGTAGGGGCTCGCTTTACGTTGAGCGCCGGGTGTGCTTCACGAATAAGTTCGGCCTCCCGCAGAGCCACTTGGTCCCTAGGGAACGTCTTCAGTGGGATGAAGTCGAACCCGTCCTCCCCATAGGTGTCCCAGGCGGCTTGGAGCAGCCTAGGCCCTGAGCCCCTTCTGAGCGCGGTACGATGCGCGGCGAACCGAGACGCGAACGACATGCGCGTCCCTCCCACATACTCCTCACCAGTTGGGCAACAAACAATGACGTAAACACCACACATGATTTTCCACTCCAAACTCTAAAATTTTTATGGCATTTTGTTCTACAAATCAATCGCAAAATTCGAAAGTTGGCTGTCGTGTATGGGGGACCGTGCAGACCCCCAAGCACGCCTAAGTAAAACCCCCTTGGTAGGGTCATCCGCAAGAAAAAGAAGTCTCGCGATCGTGTTCTTCCTATGTAACGCGACAGCAACGGGACGTCGTGTCCCGTTCCCTAGCATTTGACAACAAGTAGAGTTCTGCTATTGTTGATGGACCGAAGCAACGGCGCTTCGGCATAGGAACGCCACATGACAATGCACTCAAAAGAATACTGGTTGACGCCCGTCACCTTTGGCGACAATCTCGAAGACTTCAAACGTCGCGTCGACAATACTGTCGAGCAAGCGCTCTCGCTTGCTGATGGCGTCGAATACAAGAAGGTCGGCGGCCTGAATTTCCTCAAGGTGGGCGCGCTCCGCTTGCAATGGTCGATCAAGGCCAAGCGCGCCACCAAGCCCGTGAAATTCAAGCACGTCAAAGAGCGTGAACCGGATATCTCTCACGCCGTCACGCAAGAGACCACCATCCCCAATTGGGAAGCGCGAATGAAGATTGGCACGCGGATGGTTGCCAACGACTAAACTATAGTGTACTCTACCACTCGTGAACGGGACATTGTGTCCCGTTCCACTTAACGTCCAACTTAACGGAGTTTATGTTATGTCTGATCAAGTTGCTCACACACAAGAAGAACTTGTCGCTATCTCGATCAACACTCGCGCCTTGGTGGACAACGCCGCGACCACATATGACGTGCTCGTCAATGACGTAGCGGCGCGCTTCAAATGGGACACGGAAACGTCCATCGTCATGGATCTCATGGTTGCTCGCATCGCCTACGTGCTCGCCAAGGCCGCGAACGCCAGCAAAACATCGAACGATGCGCTTCCTTCGTCCACGTATATCGACGCCGCGACGGCGATCTATGACAACGATAAGAAAGGTAACACCTACACGTCTCAACTCAAGTGGGTTAACCGCCTCCGCACGGCGGCGGGGTTCCCCTCCGAAAACCCGCGGGCCTCGGGCAACAAAAACCGCGGCGCTGACCGTAAGACGGAAGAGGCTCCCGCGCCTATCGCCAGCGCTACAGCGCCTATCGCCAGCGCTACAGCGCCTATCATCAAGCTTAAGGTGACGGAGGCTACCTCGATAGAAGACAATATCCATGCGCTTGTCGCCGCTGCAAACAAGCTACTGAGCGAAAACGCTGGCACAATCCATGGTGCGCAGCGTGACTGTCTGGTGGCCATGATGACAGCGGGGCGCGTCATGGATGAGGCGTTGCGCCTCGAAGCACAGGCGGAAACCGTAACGGCTAAGAAGCCTTCCGGCAAGCGCCGCGAGGCCGTCATTGAGTTGGCGAAGAGGTTCAATTCCACGCCCGTTGCGGAACTCGCCAACTAACCCACAACGGCCCCGGCGAAAGCCGGGGCTTTTCTCGTCAACTAGGATGTCGCAACCATGTCGCACACGTTCAAAGACATAACCACCAGAGACCACACGCGCAAGTTGTGCGAAATCCTGGAAACCCGGCGTCGCCTTCAGGCCAAAAGAGAGCGGGATACGATAACCAAAAGATTGCCGCCTGGGCATATTTATTTTAGGGGTCGTGTGGTAGAATACATTACCTTCTAGCTTATCAAGCCGGGCGCAAGCCCGGCTTTTTAATTTAAGCTGGGCGCAAGCCTGGCTTTTTAATTTAAGCTGGGCGCAAGCCCGGCTTTTTCTTTTGTCTTGGTTTCCCCTATTGGTTAACGGGACACCTTGTCCCGTGAGCCCAACGCCGACAATGCCAAATTCATGGCGCATATCAATGGGTTATCCCAGATAGGGTGTAAATGAATTGCCTGTTTTACCTTGTGGCCAACGTCGTTAATGCCAGCTCCGCAGGCATATATCAATGGGTTACGCGAAGTAGGCTGTCGGCACCGTAGTTTTTTGGGCCGAAAACCAGGTGTTTTGGTTAGAACAAACGGCCAACTAACCAAGATTGCTTCGCGCTAATCCATCCAAGTTGTTGTTTTTGTTGGTTTTGGTTAGGTTGGTTCATATGGTCTGACTAGAATAATTACCCCACGCGAAAAAAATCGAAATTTAGCAAAACAACCATTAGAG